CCTGAATAAATCAATGTGACGGTGGAGAAAGTCTTTCCCTGCACTCTATGCACTGTCGTGACTCTTGGGCCCTCCCCGTTCTTCCCTGCGTGCATGCTAGAGTAGGCGTCTGCTACATCATTGGTGAAAGCAACCAATTGGCCGAGTGGTTCGGCGTTGCCGGCGTGGCACCTGATACTGTCGCGCTTGATCGATTTCGTCGACATTCCAGGATAGAACTTCTGCATTAATGGGAGGGACACTACGTCTTGGGGACATCGGTAGCTGATTTTCAATTGTTCCGTAGGGTAGTAATCTGCGAAAACGCTAAGGGGAACGGAACCGTACCAGATGTTACATCCGGTAAAGTCAATATGACCAATTTGATTCCTGTCTCCGACCCAAATTCTCTTAGCTGTTTTCTTTTGGTTGTCGTAGAGGTTGAGGAGCGAGATTGGCTGCGTGAAGGCTTCGTCGACGATTATGTAATCATAATCGTTTTGATCTGCGCTGGAAATCGCCATGTGAATGGTTTTGACGATAACGCTGGCGTAACGACTTGTTGAGGTCCTGTATTCACTCGCCAATTCACTAGTTGGTACCACTATGAGGATCTTTGCTTCCGGGTTGATCATCTCTATTTTCGGTAGAATGAGAGTCGTGATTCGGTTTGTTTTTCCTGCGCCGGGCCATCCTTCCAGTATAACTGTCCTGTCGAGACAGAGATCCGGGGTGGGCATTTTCTCTATCACGTCGAATGCTGACTGTACGACTTTCTTCAAACCACCATCGGGCAATTTTGGAATATTTTGTCGCATTTCAGTTAGCAACGCTCCATGGTGGTCTGTCGCTTTGTAAAGCTCGAAAGCTTTCTCTCTTTCTCCTTTTGGGGCGATGGGATGGATGCCGATTTGGTTCCAGATGGGATCCTCTAGGTAAGGGGCGCTGGCTGTCGGATTTGAATTTATACTCTCAACTTTAGGAGTGGTGATATTCAGGCCTTCTTCTTCGTCGAAGACTGGGAGGAGGGTGAAATCGAATTCCTCAAACTCACCAGTTTCCTCGAAAGAGTTGCAGATCTGAATCTCTGACATGAATTGGAAATAGCAATTTGCTATTTGTTTCTTTGATTTGCCTTCAAGTAGCACG